TTCCGGTTAAGAAATTCAGAACTGATCCCAAAGGGATACTACCTGTCATCGCCATGTGGCGACCACCCCGGTTGCAGGGTGTATACACAGTCAATCAGCCGATTGAACTGCTTTAAATAAGCTTTATACTTGGTTAATAGTAAAGGAATCGTCCTATTATTTTAAAACCATAAATGACCCTTATAAAATAAGGCCAAAAGATTGTACGAAAAATGATGGTGCATTAACGTACCAGGTTAAGTTAAAATCTTCACCTGTGGCGACATATTGATAAATTTGCAAATCACCGTGTGTCTTGCGTTTACCATCAAAAATGTCTAAATGATGCGTTTGATCAGGGTATTGTGTAGCAGTCACAATACTTGATGCATCTTCGAATTTCTTATCACTATAATAAGGAAGTTCAACTTCTAGCACCGGAACTTCTCTATTTGTAAAAGCACTACCAGCATGTCCGGTAGTTTGAAGTACAGTACAATTCGAATGTTTAATGGAATCCGTTGTGTCCATTTCAACCTCAGTTGTACCAAAAGCTTGTGAACCATCGGTACGTCCCCTCGTAACCACCATACCAGTGGGGCTGACTGTTGTGTAATGTCCTATCATATACTTATATCTGATACCACCACGCCGTGCTGCAAACGCAGGAGTAATCCAATTAAGTAATGTTCTGCCAGCAACATTATAATTAACTGCATTAAGACCACCATCTCGTGCTTGTTGATACATCCCATTAGTTTCGGCTCGGCCGTTATACATGGGAAAATTCGGCAACATAAGACGATATCTCGTAGCTCTACCAGAAAGATTACCATCATCACTTCTAGCAAAAACGCAACAAAGATTATAACGTTTGAACATATCACGGAAAGAATCAAAAGTTTCTCCGTGATAAACGAGTGAAAGTGCATTTGGAGAGCTCGGCGCCCCAATTGCTTCCAACATTTCTGACCCTTCATGTCCTGGTTTAGAAGCATGAGCAGCTTTGGTGTTGTTAAGTATACCACTTTGAGACCAAGCATTGTTTGCCTCAGATGTGGTTTGAGCAACTTCTCCTCCAAAGGCTGTTCTTCTAATCATATTGTCATCGGGAACGGCTAGTTCATAATCATCAGCTCCACTTATCCATGTAAGAATACGAACACTATTGGTAAGATCTTCATCTGGTCCAGTAAGTTCATTAAGTACATAAATGCGAAGTTGACCATTTGAAAAAGATTCTTGATTGAATACTGAATCCGTACCTTTGGCAATACCGTTAGACGTAGGACTTCTCGGTACTTTGGCCCATGACTTCTGTTGAAACCAGTGAACAGGAAGCATAAAATCCTTGGTTTCTTCCAAATCAATAACACGTGAAAACACTGTATTTGTGTCTGGAATACCATTGCTAGTAAACCCTCTAGGATCATAAACTAAAAGAAGTCTCCCTCTATGAAGATCACTGGCATTAATTTGGAAACGATAATTGAGACCACCACGCCAATACTTGAATGGAAAAGACGCGTGTGCCAAAGGCGTCTGAACCCATTCCACACCATATTCATTAGTTCCATCAGTTCTAAAATCGCAATGACACGGTGTAACATTAATGGTACCCAATAAAGAATTTTCGTTAGTGGTAGCACTCCAAGTAAAATAAGTTAATAAACTAGACTTAGAAGTGATAGCTTTAATCGACAATTCATCATCCAATTGAGCACCCGTAATATTATGGTCTACTGTCAATTCTTGCTTGGGATCATATGTTAATTTCTCCACAGCTTCGTCAATTGAACTGTTTGCAAGAATACCATACATTTGATGTTTGTATCGGGAAATAGGTGCTACATTTACCGGTCTGGAAAATCCCCAAAGCTCTGCCAATTTTCCAACACCACCAGCTGCCATGCTAGTGGCAGTTGCGTAAGGTCCTATTTCTGGTACAGTGCTAAGCTTTCCAGCCCATCTAGCAATGGCTTTGGCTGGTCTTGAAATAATTCCTTTTCCATACTCATCGTCCATCATACCAGATTGGGACAATACTCCTTGAGTCGTTGGCCCTGCCAATTCTACATCTGACATCCACGCCATAATAGTAATATTAATTTGTCGTTGTTCTGCAGATCCAATAGCTCTATCAAGTGGTGCTAGAGAAATCATGCTAACTTCGCCCATATCCAAAATATCAGACGCATCAATTAAATCCAAATAATTTTTGTCATGGAAGAAAGGAAGTGTTAATTCTCCTCCTTGACTAGTAGTGGGATTCATAATTAAATGCTGTCGTTGACTAAGTAACGTGCAACGTTGGAAATAATCCTGAATAACATCAATGTTTCCTTGCACGAAATCATATCCTACTCCTTTTGGCTTATAACCAACTATAATGTTACCAAAATAAAAAGGCCCACCATTAATTAGGAGTTTGATATGCATAGTACCTCGAATTAATGAATAATTTTGTAGTTTATTAATTACATTGGCATTGGATAAAAAATCGTGCCAAGGATTAAATTGAACGTCTAAATAAAATCCATTAGTTAAATTATGCGAACCAATACGTAATGGTCGTGATAGAAAATCACCTAACTCCGTATTTTTAGTAGAGGCTTGTAACCTAGTACTATCAATTGATGTGGCTATATTCACTTTAACTTGATCAATATCAGTTTGAAACTCCATTGTTTCTTCTACTTCTGATTCCGTAGTAGTAGTTGCGCCCTCTTGGCGCATCTCACCCGATTGTGAGATAGCTTCCACCTCTGGGTCGGAGGTGTAAGGTGCGAATTGTTGAGCTTTCCACTCTTTGAAATATTTGGATCCACTAGTAAATTTACGTAGACCATCATTCCAATCACCTCGAACAATTCTATCTGGTTCATCTCGTACACTCTTAATAAAAGATTTGATATATTTAATATAAGTCATATAACGTACGTCAACATTAACACCTGGCGATGGTTGTAGTTTCCAGGCAGGTGTATACTTCCCAGTAAGCCCAACAACACGGTCTAAAGGTGAAGACTGCGAATATGCGTCTATATCTGTGTGCAAAAACTCAATAGGATGTTGACTTATATCTAAATCCAAAGAACCGTCTCTGGTTTGATGTAAGTGAACCGATGGTGTCCTCTCGATGTGGGTAAATTGAGGCTCCCCCCCACAAAATGCCTGTTTTAGACATGGCATTAATTTGTCTTTAATTTTAATAAATATGTTACTTGCTTATCAGCTATGTTTAGACTCAAATCTGCGCGTGAAGCAATGACGCAGTAAGAGTAAGGTTTTTATAAATACAAATATATACAGGGTATGAATAATTATGCAAAACGATAAATATATACAAAATTCACTAAATCACTAATATATAAGGGCACATTTCCATTTGGATAACAACTAGATGCAGCTAGCGCCAGGAGTTTAAAGACATTGGCGGTCCGTGTGATTCTAAAGAAAGAAATTAGGCACTAGAGCGCACTAAGTTGTATTTCTCTAACCACTCTATTTCACGCTCATCAAATGTTTTATAAAAATTCGGTGAAATAGTATGCTCCCAATCGTGTTCAGCGACAACACATTTAAATTGTTCGTGTCGCATTTCAAAGTGCTCCTTTCCATGGAACCATAATTCACGAAGAGCACCATCTAAGCATTGTCGGGATATTTCTTCCTTAGAAACAACCTTAGATAACATATTACAATGCAAACTTTTGAAAATAGATTCTTCACTAAGCTTAGCAAGGTACATACCTTTTCCACCTATATTCGGATCCGAATATTCAGAACGAAAAACTGTAGCGCGTTTAAGGAAATCTGCATCCTCCAATGTAATATAAGGGATTGACTCAGCATCTTTATCAGCCATAGTATATTCAATGCCTTGAGAAGCATATACTTCCTGCATGCTCGTATGATTATACAAAGGTGCCTCATGTGAAACAGACATTTCATTATCGTCTCCATAAGTAATAAGAGCCACATAATTTTGAAATTTAGTAGTGCCGAGGCTACCAGGAGGATAAATGGTATAAAAGACACACCTCTGGTATAGGGAATTGACAATAGAATTAATGTAAACCGTAAGATTTTGGCCGGAAGGGTTCGAACCAAATAGTTCCACTAAGTCACCATTAACGCACATCAGTGGATGTACTACATCAGCAACCATATTTGACATAATTTTAATATCATCTTTAGTGTAGCCGGCACAATGTTTTGCCAATTCAATCATAGTGGAAAATGCGATTGATGTCATAGTGGAAGACATATGTTGATCATAAGCTTTAAAATCGCCAGCAACCATTCTCTCTTTCCCATACTTAGAGAGATGTATCATTAATCTGTTCCACTGTGGTCCTTGGGAATTGATTCCAACTGCACATTCAGTTGTAATCGGATTACGCGACATACACGCTGCAATCGGCAAATAATATTGCCTAAGTACACATTGAAGTGTTAACGGTGCACTTTGAAATACACGTACTTTATCCTTAGTGAGCTTAGTGGGCTCATCTTTCGTACAAGCTTTAAAAACTGGATAAGTTCTTAATCCTGATAAATATAATTGACGTGCTTTTCTCCAATCATCCATAAACATGCTGTCAAATATGCGCGGATCCGTAAGATTTTCGTAATCATCAGGGTCCAAATGAGTTATAAATTTTTCCTTACTGCCAGATAAAGGAAATCCCACTGCTGTATTCATTTTCATACTATCCACAAATTTAACTCCATCCTGTCCTGAAATAGTCTCAACTTCCGTTAAAGGCCGCAAAGTTTTGAGATCAGCCAGCATCTTCTTATTTGATGTACAATCGTCTAAATAATCGTCTTGAGATACTTGTAATACCTCCAGTGGAAATTCTTGTGTCGCTTTCCCGGCGCCACGATAGTATGTATTAAATGGGGTTCGTTCATGAATCCTAGTATCATCCCTCCTACAATGTGCAGGCATTCCATGTTGATTTTCTACACCGCAATGCGATGTTATAGAATCGGAAATTGGACTTTTAATAACACTACTTTTAGCCCTAGTGCAAAATGCAGGTATATTCCCATAATAGTTAATATCTACGTCTTCTAAATAATTTATAGTAGATTTTTTATTCGTTTGCACTTCTGGGGAATAATCTTTACCATAAAGTTGGGTGGCCATGTTCCCCATAGTGGCCGATAATCGAGTACTGGGTTGCGCATCAAAATACGCATAGCATTCTTCCAGATCTCCTCTAGTAAGAGTAGATAGAAATCCTGTATGATTTTTTCCTGCAAGATGAAACCCAACAATGTAGCTGCCACTTCTAACATCTGCAAGATGGACTTTCATACAATCACCACCGGCAGTTTCATCCTTGTATGTGACCACGGTGGAATTAAGAAATACAGTTTTATCTGTATTAACACGCGCTGCAATGCCGTTGCGGCGGGCTGTACCAGTTTCAATCGCGCCGGATTGTTTCCTTGTGGCCCACAAAGTGGCATTTCGATCTTGTGCTATTTCAAGAGGGAATAAGTATGTTAAATCTTGTTTATCCGGATATCTTGAATGATAAACCGCAGAAATATCCTTATCGGGAAAATCATATATTCTGGCACGAGTAATATCTACGCTTATATTTCCCCCTGATAAGTTTTTGCTATCATCTTTCCTTAATTGAAGATTAATTTTTTCCTTATTAGCAAGCTCATGTGTGGGTACAAGCATAATTCCACTTCTTGGGAAGAAAGCGCAAGACCAAGTTTTATTATCATAGTGACATGCAGTAGTATTTTTAAGAGCGATATTACGTACATGATCAGCAGAGAGAGTGTCCGTTTTAGGGTCACACTTCGGCAGTGCCATCTGTACCGGATCAAGCCAAACATTCGATTTCTCACTTCCAATATCAACAGACCCACCGTGCGAAGATTTACTAAAGATTCCTATAGTTTGAAGGACAGCTTTTACCATTTTATAAGAAACTACAATACCTCCAAAGGTGAGCATAATCTGAATTGAGTTACCGATCATCATTTTCATTGAATGCTTTAAAATACCACGCAGGGCTTCTCTTCGTGTTCCCAATTCTTTTATTAAAAACTTCTTCCGTAATAAAAGAGCTAAATAAATATACCCAAGTATAGCAAAGAAATTTCGGAAAAACATATTTTTCCCCTGAATTTTAAGTGTTATCCAAACACTAATCAACCAAAATATTATAGATGATAAAATTAGCTGGGGATAGTATGCTTGATCATAATTAAACATATAGATCCAAGCGAATCGGTTATCCTCAACCCAACTGTCAGGAACAAGATCCGTAAGTCTCCACGGGATCATTCTCAAACTATTAATCTCGTCAATAGTGTCACCAACATTATGCACCCAATTTCTTGCATAGAATGCAGTGGCATCGGCATAATATTTAATACGCCAACGAGTGCTATTAACGCGGTCGTACGTAGAGGGTCGGAACCAACCTAAACGCCACAATTCACCAACTAAACCATAAAGAAAGCAAACAACCCATTGCGCGAAAAGAAAATAAAATTGCCATTTATACCACAAGAATAAATTCCTCTTCCAATTACCCATAATACCACTCTCACTAGTTGCCCCAGATATATCGTCAGTGGAAGTCACGGGTATGCATAGCGATGCGGGTTTAATTTGATTGGGAGTACAAGTACTACAAAGTGATCTATGAGCCCTATGCTCACAAATATTTTGCTTACTAATACTTTTATTACTACGAATTACATTATTTTGTGCAACATAATGTTTTTCAATGAGAGAGTACATTAACCACTCCAATTGTTCCATATCCATATTCGTAGATAAATATTCCTTGTCATCCGGGCCACCAATGAATTTAAACGGAATTGTAGTATATCCAAATGTTTCCTGAGTGGAACTTTGCTTATATATTTTGTCATTATAAACGTAAGAATAAGCATTAAATCTCCAAGCATTAGGAACGGCTTGGTTTGCTTTCGCTAATTTTACACCATTTAAAAAGATCCCATCGTCATTTCGATAATCTGGGGCAACAATAGGTTCAATGTGAATATTAAAACGCCTTAAAATTGAAATAGGTTCGCCTGAATAACTATCGGCGTGTAAATTCTTAATATTCGTGGAAGCTGCAACCAACCAAGGCTCTTTCACAATAACTCCTTTCTCATTAATATCCGCTTTCAATGCGGTACTTTCCATGTTATTCATATAGCGAATAATACAATCCACTGGGCTTTGTTTGGCCACTTCAGGGCGTTCATTGGCAAGATCGTCAAAGACTACTGCGAGAGTATTAGAATAATAATCGGAATCATATTTATCATTACCATTTTGAGCACAAATCATACGTGGATTAACTTCAAATGTGGTACGTTCCGGATCCTTAATAGCAGCTGTTGCTTTAAGACTGTAATCAATAAGAGATGCCATAACAGATGATTTGCCAATATTTGATTTACCAACAACGCAAAAACCAAAAGGTGCTTCACGCATTCCTCCAGTTCGTTCTCGAGCGTGGAATTTTGACTTAATGACATGTAAGTCCTTTAGATTTTTGGCATAAATCCGTTTGGCAAATAATTCAGTAGTTTGCTCAACAAGTGCGGTTGTGGCTACGGTTACGTTTTCAAGTGCATTAGAAAAATGCTGTACACTACAAAATGGTGTAGCCTTAAAATTACCTATATGCACTGCTTGCCAGAAGCCTAAAACTTCGGCTAAATCCAAATCATAGTCTGTGGTTTTATCATCAGACATGAACAATGGGGCAAAAGTGCGCTTTTGGAAACAAACGTAGCCTTTCTCTACAATAAATTGAAAAATATTCATGAGAGAATCAAAGAAATCAAAAACAGTGTTTGATTCCCTTGTAAATTGTTCTAATACAAATGAAAGATTTATTGATGTAAAATACAAATCTTTCTTTCCTCTGACTAGACCGCAAGAAAATGCGGTTGCGATAACTTGAACTATACGTTTCGTTAATTCGTTATCTTTAAGTAACTTGAAATTCCTCAACTTATCTAAGGCTTCGCAAAAGGCTATTCCTGATTGTGAGGTAGGCATGTCTTCTTCGGACAGTTTATTAAAATCTACTGTTTTTCCAAATAAAACATTTCCAATTACTTCTCGACAATTCATTTCACTATCACAAATGCTCAATAAAAATAAGCCGGTAGTTGATACAAATTGCTCCCAATCTCGTGAATTTCTAACTGATTTGTAATAACACAAAACTTTCAAAAACATAGTGGTAATCCCTTCTGGGAGTTCCCATACATCAAAAAGTTGGTTAATACTGTTCATAAAATCGGTTTCCCCCGATTGTGATTCAGCGCCAGTTATAATGCGCTTAAATTCTGCTTTTTTCTTCCATAATTCGTCAAGATTAGGACTCTTCTTGTTCCTCTTTTGATTCTTCTCCTTCTGTTTCAAAGAAGACTCTTTCCTTCGTAAGAATTTATTTTTCCTAAAATTCTTTTCTCCGTTTTCCAAAATTCCTCCTTGTGATCCAATAAGTTTAGATAATGCAATAGTCATGTTCATAATAATAATTTAAGACATAACCGTTGCATTGAACTAAACCCAAAATGTGGGTTTGTGTGTTCAATACAGCGGGCCACGTTTTAGTCGCTTCATTGATTCGTAAATCTCTGCGATGTATATCCTTTGCTAAGAGCAAGCTCTTTCAAGTCGTGAGGACCATGACCCTACGATTCCCCGTCCATTCAACAGAATGACCGGGTAGATAGGGGGTTTCGACGCTTTCGCATGTGGTGCCAGTCGAATAGGCAAATACTCATAACATCCCGTAAAGTACTTCTTCCTGGGATAGGCTTTTATAGAGTAATGAAGCAGAGAACTTCAATACATCTCTTTAATTAACTTCTAAGTTTAACCACTAGGTTAATTGGGGCTAGTGGGCGTAAAAAATAAACGCGTAGTGATAGGTTGTACCTATAAATAAATATAGACGCAGGCTAACTATGGTTAAGCGATACTGCTGTTTAAGAAACTATAAATAGTTCTTCCGTGGTATCCTATCGGAAGCTTTTTTAGTCGCTGACAAATGATTCTGTGATGAAAACGTTATAAATATAATACAGAAATATATAAAATAACAAGAAATAAAATAAAAACAATTTATAATACAAATAAAGTGAGAAACTACGACTGTTGTTAAACAGTCAATAGAACTTCCTTCTTGATTATAAACTGGCGCCGCAGTAGGCGCCAGCAAATAAAACTCAATAATGAGTGTTATAAACGGTTAATAACAACAAAAAACAATATAAATACTGAATTAAATTATTCTTAAGTGATACAACTGTGCCATAAAGGCACAGTTGCATAC